ACCACGCTTGCGCTTCCCATCGTCACGCGGCTCCGCGTCTTCGACGCCCTGCTCTTCGGTCTGATGTTCGTCGCTGGCCTGCTCTTGGCCTGCCGTTTTAACCTGTTCGGCTTCAGGTGCGGGTAGCGACTCCGCTTCGTTCCCCTGCGAGGGCACGCTGGTTTCGTTCGTCATTTTGCCTACGGCATGAATGAGATGCGCCGAAGGTAGACGGAAACGCGCGGGAGCGGTGGCGGTTTATCGCCTATTGCAGATACTCAACGAAAAGCCGGATGGCTTGCTGTACTTCTTCCTCGTCCTGTTCGAGCATTTGCAGTCGCTGTAGCTCTAGCCGCGCTTCCTCTTGCGCAATGGCTAACAGCGAGGCAAGCAGGTCATATGCCCGTAGTTGCTCGTCAACCAGCGATTGAAGTGCGGCAGGCTCAATATCCGGCTGCGCCTGGACGATTGACCGCGCCGCTTCTCGAACCACTTCCGGCGTGGGCTTTTCCTCCAACTCCTCGCGGATATCCACCCATCGACGGGCGAAGTTCGGAACATTGGTGAAGTAGTCACCAGCGCCACCGCCTGTAGGCGCAAGGGCAGGCCCGCGCACGGCAAACGCTGCAACGTCCGACCCCTCGGTAGCGGTCAGAGAAACAGCCGGGGTAACGCTAACAACGCTCGCCGCAAACGCGGCAACGTCGGGCGCTTCTGTGGCCCCCAGCGTGACCCGCGCACGGTTGCGAACCGTAAACGCGGCGGTATCCGGCGCTTCGGTTGCCGTCAGGGTGATGCGAGGCCGAGCCGCAACGGTAAACGCTGCGGTATCTGCGCCCTCTGTCGCCCCTAGTGAAACAGTCGGGTTGCCGCTTGCAGGCTGATTAAACAGCAGCAGCAGCATGGGACTACACCAGAGTGTTCAGTTGCGCCAGCGTTGCCTGCGTTTCGGCCAGATCGGTGTCGATGCGCGTCACGGCGTCAACGTCGCCAACTCTCTCGGCATTAATCCGCTGCTCGCCAAGGTGCGCAATGCGGCGCTGCGCCATCTGGATAAGCTGATTGACTGTCATTGCTGCACCTTATGAGAAAAACAGATCGCCAACGATGTCGTTCAGGCCGACAGCGGCAGTGTCTGCATCGGCTGCGCCCGTGACCGTGGTCAGCCCGATGCCCGTCGCAAACGCAATGCCGCCTTCGATCTTGAACGTGTTGACCCCGTTGGGCGGGATCGCAATCGTTCGCACAACGCCAGTGCCCGCCGTGGGGGTTGTGGTCTGGTTGTGCAACTTGACGTACCGCCACGCCGCGTTCGTGTTTCCAAAACTCCAACCGACCACGCGGCCGGGAGACCCTTTGACAATCGTCGCATTCGTCGTGGCGGCAGAAACAAGGTGCGTGCCAGACGCTGCGCCCGTGGCGTTGGCGCGGTACTGCTGACCCACATCCGCGATAAGGTTTGCGCCTGCGGAGATAGCCGAGAGCGTGGTGACCGTGCTGACGGTCGTGACCGTACCCGAGGAAATCGTGACGGCTTGCGCCGATGGGAAAGTAACGGGCAGCGCCGCCTGCGCACCGAGCGGTCGCACACCAGCGATGTAGGTCGGCACGTTGACAATATCCTCAACTGCGACGAACCCTACAGTCCATGTCGTCGTGCTGGCTGGGGCCGTCGTGCCGTTAAAGCTCCACAAGTAGAAATACAACTCTACGTCATCGTCGGGGATGTTCTCGATTCGACTTGCGCGGGTCGTGACAGTCGGCGCGGTGCCCGAGGCTACAAGCATGTCCGCGAAGCTGATGTTTCGCCCATCGGCGTACATTTGGATGACATGGCCGGGCGATGCCGTCGTGTTGATCGTCGCAGTGGTATCGCCAGAGTTCCAGCCGCGCCGCTGCGCGTCTACGGCAGCATTCGTCGCAGTCGTGCCGCTGTACACCGTGCGGATGTAGTTCCAGCCGAACAGATCAAGCGTGCAGCTACCAGATGCGGGCCAGCCCGCCACCGTGAAGTTGATCGCGTCAACACTCGGGATGCTGGCGATGGCATAGCGGCCGGGGACACCGTTGGCCCCGGAGATTGCACCGACGAACATGAACTGGCCGACGTTCTCGGCAGTGAATCCGTGCGCGGTCTTGGTGACCGTGATCGACGTTGCCGAGTTGATCGTGCAACTCAGGCCCTCGCCAATACGGTCGGCCAGCATCGCCACGAAGTTCTGGTTCGCAATCCGCTGTGAAAGGATGGTCTTTGCCCGTGCCGTAAACGCGCCTCGGAACGGCTGCACACTTCGAGCTAAAAATTCGCTATTGGCTGTAGTACCGGTAGTTACCAGCAAGTTGCTTGAGGCCTGCGAGACACCGTGACCGGTGCCGAGCCGGCGCTGCGTAAGCTCTGGTGCAAGCAGACCTGTGCCTGAGTTGGCAAAGCCTACCGACCAGATATCGCACGGCGCTTGTCGTACCACCGCGCCGCCGTCACCGAACAGCGGGTTGTCCGCACGGACGCGCATGTGCGTGGTCGATTCGGCCAGCCCATCGGAAACCTTGATGCGCTGGTACTGGATGCCACTAATGTCATCAGTGGCGACCGATTCGCCAGTGCCAGGGAGAACGACGTTATCAGACATGTCGTGCCTTATGCGCTGTGCGTGATGGTGCCAGCAGTCCAGTCAACCGACTGGCCCGAGGTGATCGTCGTTGACGGGCTGATGATGATGTCAGTTCCAGAGGTGCCGACAGTCAGGCCGGTCACAATGTCCGTGCCCGCAGAATTCTTGAACCGCGCAATAGCAGCAGTGCCGGTGTTGCCAGCGGTCGCAGTCTTAGTCAGGCCGGAAAACGATAGAACATCGCTGCTCACCGTGCCGCAAGGGTCGTTACAGGTAAACGTGGCAAGCACTGACGCGTAAGCCGCAGTGCAGATTTCCAGCGTTCCTGCGCCGGTTCCGCTATCAATGTCATCGCGCACCGCCGTCATGCGCGTGGTCTTGAGAGAGGTTCGATAGTTAACCGCCATTTGTGGGCCTCATCACGAATTGTTGAGCGCGTCCATCAGGCCCGCGCATGATCTCGACCGCAATTGGCGGCTTGCTTTGCACCGCAGTCGCAAGCTGCGCAATGGCGTCTTGCATTCCTTGCTGCTGCTCCAAAAGCTGCGCCAGCATGATTTCCTCGGGTTCCGGGCCTGCGTCTTCGCTTTCAAGCTCGGGCATCTCGACATTCATCCGGTCGGCAAGCGTTGCCATCAGCTTCTTGACCGTCTCAATATCCGCGCCGGTCTGCTCGCGCAATGCCTGAGCCTTCGCCACTTCGGCCTCGATGCGAGCGACTTCAATCGAGGCGTCCGCCTTGTAGCGCTCGGTTTCGGCCTTGATGATCTCTGCGTTCGTCTTGTCCATCGTCTGCGCTTGCTCGGCCTGCTGCTTGACTTGAGCCTCTTGCAGTTGGCCCTCAAGCTGCTGGACGATCTGCGCCGCTTGCTGTAGTGCCTGCTCGCGTTCCTGCAACGCGCCTTCAAGCTGCTGCATGGCCGCTTGCATTTGACCCATCATCGCTTCGGGGTCGTTCTCCTCGCCTTCCGCGCCCTTGATCTCAGGCGGCACGGTCTTGGCCAGTCGGTCGGCAATAGCTTGCGCGTTCGGCCAGTTCTGACCGCGAACGTACAAGTCACCAATAACCGTCCACAGGTTCGGATTGCCCTGTAGAAGCTGCGTCATTGCTTCCGTAGACTCGGCGCGAAGCGTGCCGAAGCTCGGGCCGACGGAGACCGCAACGTCATAGCGTCCCACGTTCAGATTGTAAATCTTTTTGATTGCGCCGGTCTCGTCTTGCACTTTGCGCACGGCTTCGGGCTGCTCGGGGTCGTGCATGACCACGGACGGCGATTCATCATCGCCCAAGACCCTCAAAACGCGCTTTGTGTCGTAGATGCGCGGAATCAGGTCAACCAGGATTCTGCCGGTGTACAAAATGCCGCGACTCAGGTTGTCCAGATAGTGATACGTCGCCGTATCGCCCTCGCGCTGCCGGGCCATGATGGCGCGGCCACTTGTTTCGTTCGAGGTGGCACCGAAGTTTGCAGCATGTTGGCCAGTGATCCACTGCAAATCTTGCGCGGCCGCTTGCATCGCCTGAACATTGCCGGTCGGCACCTGGGGCGCGGGTTGGCGCTGCGGGGCTGGCAGGAATTGGCCGTTTAGTTCGACGGGTTCGTATTCCAGATAAGCTGGGTTTGTGGCATTGGCACGCGCCCAACGGGCTTCAACGCCCTTGAATTGCCCCTTCGCGCCGATGTAAGGCGCGGTTTTCTGCAATGACAGCATCTCGACCATTGTCGAGACCTGGTAGTTATACATGCGCTGCGCGTCGTAGGCGCGTTGCGTCAGGCCGGTGTAAAGAATCTTCCCATCGACAACGGTCTCATTTCCGACAATCCGCACCAGCGGAATCCACCGCCCCGGCCAGACTCGAGAATCGGCAACGGAAGCCCCGGCAATCTTGAACCATTGCACTTCGCGCCGCTTGCTGGGTCGCTGGTCAATCACTTCGGCCGGGTTGCGCTCAGACTTGGCAAATTCCTGCTCGTCCATCACCGACCCATCGGCCAGCAGGAACAGGCGCGTCTTGCGCATGATTACGCGGTAATACTCGGCGCAACGAACACTGTCAGGATTCCACCATCCCAGATCGTCAGACTGGCCCGCCCAATCGTCCGGATTAATGTCCGGGTACAGCTCCTTGAACGTCTCGCGGTCTACGGAATCCTCGACGAAAGCGTACATGGCGTCGCTGCCGTCCATCTCGCGGGCGTTCGGATCAAACGTAACGGAGATCGGGTCAAGGATGCGCTTTAGCCGAATGTCCTGCTCGAATGCGTTTTCGTCGGCGTACTCTGTCAGCACCCGCCAAACGCCCATGCCTGCGGCAACCTGAGTGAAGCTGGCCGTTTCGTAGACCATCGGCGCATTGCTCAAATGCTCGATGTTCCGAATGACCCCATTCAGAATCTCGGCGGTCTTAACGTCGGCCTTATCGTCTACGGGGTTGCACTTGATCGCGGGCTTGCTCTGCCGCTGATCGTTAACAATCTGATTAATGTGCGTGCCAAGCCTGTCCATCGTCAGGCAAGGCCGGTTTTGCGACTCTCTGGCCTGCTTTAGCCGGTCATCCCATTGATTGCCAGCGGCAAACCGCATTGCCTCGCGGAAGCTCTCGCGGTTTTTCGATGCGGCGTCAGACGCCACGCGATAGCGCTTACGCGCCTCGGCAACGATGTCGGCGTCTTTGACGCCTTGCGGGCGACCGGTGTATTCAATCATCCCCGCTTAATAGCGCGATTCTTGGGATTGGCGTGGCGGTTTATCGCCTAGAGACAATTTGCAGCCTGCCATGCGGGCTTCGGGTCTTTCTGGTGGCACACAATCCGCGCGTGCAGGCTAATTAGCTGCGCGCCGGCGTAATACAGCGGCGTCCCGCCACCGTTGAACCAGTGCCGCACTGTACTTCTCGGCACGTTCAGATGTGCCGCCACCTTTGACGGCCCCCATCCGTGCCTGCGAAGTTCCAGCCCGATCTCGGCCCACATAGTCAAGCTGCCATCCATCCGGAACCCCCATACATTGCGTCGTAATAGGTTTCTTCCGCCGTTTTGTCATCATCTTGTGGCTTCGTCATGCCTGGGAATAGCTCAGTCAGCGCCCAAACTGCGGCATCGGCCCTGTTCGGTGATCCGGTGCCGGTGTAGCCAAAGGTTGAGAAGCCGCAAAGCTCCTCCTCCAACTCCGGGAATAGGCCAACGTGGCGCACTTTCCCCTGCTCATAAAGCGCGCTTACAGGCTCGGCACGGATAGACTTGCCGCGACTGGCCGTCACCTTCTTGAACGGCGTCCGTGGGCGGGCGGTCTGGATTGTGTGCCGCACCATGTCGCCGCCGAAGTTGCCTTCCCCGACTACGCAGTCGGCCCGGTGGCGGTCGAATGCCGATGTGGCGTCCCGTCCCCATGCGGCCGGACCGGCCTTGATCGTGCAGTCTTCGAGGATGTACGCATTGCCGTCCACGCCGAGAGCGGCCACCACAATGCCGATGGCGTCGTTATCGGCGTTGTCTCGGTCGCCGGCCCCTGACGGATCAACAGCCACCACCACGCGCACGAAATCCGGCACGCGGCCGTCGAGTACTCTCCACTTCTCGATATCCTCGTCATGAAACAGCGCAGACGGGTTTGCGTCCGCCCATTCGCCACGCAAAAAGCGCTTTTGCTGGCGCTGGCTCATTCCCCGTAGTGTGTCGATATACGCGGCAGACAGGTTTGCTGCGTTGTCTTCCGGGTTCAGGCGGAACCAGGCGTAATCGTCTGGATGGTTAAGCGCGATCTTTGTTTCCGGGTCGCGTTTCTCGTGAAACAGCCGATACGCCCAGTGGTTTTTGTTCGTCGGATTCAGGTCGTAGTAAAAACGCAGCGGCAGCGGCTTGCGCGTTCCGGCTACTTCCTGATCGACTTTCTGCGCCAAACGGGTCAGCGCCATGTCGCGGGATTGCCACGGGATTTGGGACACTTCGTTCAGGTACAGCGTGGCGAATTCCTGCCCTAGAACCTTTTCCGTGCGGTCTTTGTCATCCAGCCCGCCGAACCAGATTTGTGAGCCATTGGGGAATGATGCAAACCAGTCCGTGCGGTTTATCTCGGCCTTGACCTGGGGAAAACACGTTTCCATGACTCTGGGGAACGTGTCCGAGATGATCGACGCCTTAATGTGATTGAACCGGAAACGAAAGATTGCGTGGCGCGATTTCTGGGCTTTGATCGCCCGCATACAGACGGCACGGGTCAGCAAAAAAGTCTTGCCGGATCGACTGCCGCCCTCCAGCAGAATGTGCGTAGAGTTCCCCGCGAGGATCGACTGCGCTTCCTGCTGGCGGGCCGTGAGAGTCATACGCGCCACACAATTTGCAGCAACACCACGCGAACGCACACTGTGAACCCGCGCACGTTCACGCCCATAAGATTGTCGTAGTGTTTTACCAAACAAGCGTGCGGCGTAGCAACATTCAGTCCAAACTCAAGCGTGATTCTCATAGCGACTCATCCCCGTTCGCCGCTTGCACAATGATCGCGCCCCCGTCCTTGCCCGTGTGCTCAGTGCGCGCCAGCTTTGGAATGTGATACTCGACAACATCCATAAACAGGCGAAAAGCCTTCTCCGGCTCATCGGCGGCAACATCATCGAGCCATGCCTGCAACCTGGGAGCGTTGCCGTCCACAAACGCAGCAATCGCCTCCCTCGCGGCGGAAGTCGCCTTGTTCGGAATCCCTTTGCGGGAGCCGCCTTTGTAGCCCCCTCGGCCTGATGTGACACTTTCCGTCACTTTGTCTTCACTCATCGCATCGCCTCTTGACGTTCGTAGTCCTTGACCCAATCGACCAGTTCTTTCAAGTGCCGCCTTTCCCAAGCTTTCCAAGCCACGCGGGATTTACCCAGATGCGCCGGCCGTCTGCCAAACTCCGAAAGTGGCCGCTTCGCAAGCGCTCGCGCGGTTGCCTCACCATAATTACGTGCGGGGTTCCGTCATCGGCTTCCCGCTGCATTGTTTTGAACCCGAACCGGCGGTAAAAACCTTCAAGGGCATCGGCGTCCATCGGTTCGTCGTCAAAGGGTTTCGGACTGAGCATCAGGAACGTCTGCGTTTCATCCGCCTTTACGCACACCTCGCACAGCAACCATCGCGCATCTCCCAGTTTGCGCCGCTCGGGCTTCGTGTAAACCCGCGTTATCTCAACTAGGTTCGCATCGGGCGGCAGGCCGTCGATCTTTGGCCGACTTAGCATCAGGCTTGCGCCTTCGTGCGTTCGCGTTTCAGTCATTCCAGCACTCCAACGGCTTTCAGCGCTTCCTCGACCGTTTCCACCACGGCAGCAGAGCCGCGCCACGCATGGAGCCAGCGCAGCTCATCCGGCGTCAACTCTCGGGCGCTTTTCGGCTTTGACCCGTCTTTGACTTCCAGCAGGTAATTCACGCCTGCACGCCCTACAAGCAAATCCGGGACGCCATTGCCAAGGGCTGCAAGCGATTGAACCGTGCAGCCGCATTTGCGCAGCGCGGTAACAATTTCAGCCTGATTATCGTCAATTCTTGCCGCTCGTCTCATGCAACCTCCGGGCGGCGTCGATCATCTCCGGGTGCGTCCGTGCTACGTGCAATTTCATGGCTTCCCGCGCCTCTTTTGGGGCGCTGAGGATCAACCGGCGCACACAAGCAGCGCAGCCCATCAGGTACAGGCCGGAAAGTTTGCCGCAGGCTTCGCATGTCACGCACTCGCCTCAGCCTGGATCGCTTCCCGCTCTAGGCGGGCTTCGCGTTCGTCTTCGGTTTCAAAGTCGCCAAGCATATCCCCGAGCCTGACCGATCCAAGCAGCTTCTTCAACTTCTCCGGCATCGGCGGGGCTTTCCGTTCGGCGGCGCATTCCGTCCCTAGAACCCCGTTTAACGCCTGCGCGTACAGCATCGGATGTTCCGCGTCATCGCGCACTTTCCCGGCCCTTGTAGTGCGTTTATGGGTCGGCGCAAGGTCAGGTCTACCCGCTCTCTCTGCGGCAATGACGGCGCGGTCAAACCATGCCGGGTTTACGTCACCCTGAGCGCAGTAGTCCGCCGCTTTCACCATCCATTCCCGTTGGCGCAGGCGGTTCGTGATCGACTGCCATTCGGAGGCCGGTGCGCCGTAGTGGAATCGGCAGATCGTTTCCCCATTCCCGGCGTCAATTCCGGCAGTTGCAGGACACCCGTGGCACATGCAGCGCCATGTTCGGGCGGCGGTAGCGGCAGGCTCCGGGGCCTCGGAGAGATATCGGCCCAAGGTCTTAGCGATGATATTTCCCCTCGACAACTTTTGCCCAGTTCGTCGGCCGCATCAGCCACTCCAGATCGGCGCAAAAAGGCGGAACCCCAGGTTTCGAGTCGGCCCGCCCGGTGAGGAAACGGCTCCCGGAAACGTGGTCGAAGAACTCGCAGAAAAGCCCCATCCCATCCGCCCGATCCGTGAACTTCCCATCGGCAAACGCCTCGCGCCATCTGCCGCGTATCAGCCCGTCCCGTTTGGCATTGCGCACCAGCACGCGCGGCAGTGACGGCAGACGATTGTGATACTCGTTAACGATTTCGTCAATCGGGCAGGGGGGTAAGTGTGTCTTTCCTGCAACACTTTCGGCGTTCTCGCCGTCGTTTTTTGGCGGCGAGGACAATGGTGCTTTAGCACCATAATCTTTTTCTTGGTTATTGGTTCTTGGTTCTTGGTTCTTGGTTAGTTGAACGTCCGTTGAAATCTCGTTCAACGGTTGCTCAACGTCCGTTGAACGTCCGTTGATTCTTCGCTGCACGGAAGCCCTGCCAGCCCTTGCCGCCTGCTCTTGCTTGGCCTTGAATTTCTCGATTTCAGCGTCGGCTCTGGCGTTGCGCCACCCGGTTTCCGTCCGCTCGAAATACGTATTCAACACGTATTCCACGGCGTCCAAGTGATCGCGCATTCCGATCAACCGCGCAACGTCCGCTGAACATCCGTTGAACGGTCGTTCAGCGAGATAGTAGGCGTCCAACATCCGGCGATACGCCAAATCCTCCATTAAATCTAGGTGGCGCGTATGCGCGGAGTAGTCGCCTATGTGAAACGGATAGAAGTTCACGCGGCGTCCTCGTCCTCAACGGAGAACAAATCTCCGGTTTCCGCTCCGATGACAACGCCCGCCGCAGCTTGCGCCACGTTCTTTACGGCCTGCCGGAAGTAACTCGATTTTAGTTCCGCCCCGATTCCAAGCCTGCCAAGCAAAACGGGAACATAAACCTCCGAGCCAACACCCATAAACGGCGTAAAAACTGTCTCGCCAGGGTTGCTACGAAGCACGACACACCGCTCGATTACGTCAAGCTGCAACGGGTGAACGTGCTTTTCGTCTTCGCTGTCTCGCGCCTCGCGGTACGGCAAAACACGATCCCCCCTAACGTCATCCCACATGCAATCGGCGTACTGCCGCCAAATCCAGTGCGAAAAACGGTTCTCCGTTTGCTTGCCAGTCCATCCGCGATACGACAAAACATCGGCAGGCGGCGTACGCTCTCCAGCGTAGTCAAGCATTCCCACAGGGTGCGCCACCGGGACAGGATTTTTCCCTGCTCGCCTAAACAGCAACAGGTAATCCCCGCTGGCCACGCCACAATCGAGCGAGTCCTCACATAGAGAAGCGTGCGCCAAGTTCTTTTGCATGGTGCGCAGGCGAACTTCTAGCGGCTCTTTCCAAATCATGTGCCGTCCGGCATAGCTCCACCCCCAACGCTCGTGCAGCCTGATGACATCACCAGGGAAATCAATGTAACTGTCCGTGCCGCTGTTGCTGCGCGGGACGTCCATCACATGAACGCAAGACATGCGACCCGGCATTGTCACGCGCGCCAATTCCTTCACGACAAAAGCGTATTGCTCCATGAACTCGTCATAGCTAGAACAGTTCGACAAATCGCGGTCGTCGCTGCTGTAGTGATACAGCCCGCCAAACGGAGGAGAGTAAACGGACAGGTGGATAGACTGCTCGGGCATTGATTGAAGCACCTCAACGCAATCGCCGTTATAAATTGCGTACTTGTCTGTGATTACCTGGTCTTTGCAAGCCATGATGGAAGCTCCATTTGTTTTGTGAATTGTTGCGAACGCTCGATAGATAGCGCGGCGTTCATTTCTGAAACGAGATTAGAAAACATGCGGTCGGCCTGCGTGGCCTTTCGCTGAAGATTGGAGAGCACGCCACGCTCGCCCTCCGTGGTGATGATGTCAACATGTACCGGCCGTTTCTGCCCAAAACGCCAGCAACGGCGCACCCCTTGGTAATACTGCTCGAAAGAATGCGACGGGAAAAACGTCATGTGTGCGCAATGCTGAAAGTTAAGTCCCCAAGCCCCAATGGCCGGTTTCGTCACCAGCACGCGGGCCTCGTTGCGTGAAAACGCAAGCAGCTTTTCCTCTTTCGCATCATCCGAATCTGACCCGCTGACCTGTATTGCGTCGGGTATCAGCCGCTCTAAAAGGTCGCCCTCCGCATTTAGATGACACCACACCATCGCAGGCTGGCCAGTATCTCGCACAAGCGATGCCGCACGCTCGCACCTTTCGTCGATTGTCCTGCGCCGCTCGTCCCGCTGTTCTTTCAGGCCAACGGCAGGCAACGCAAAAAGCATCCCCTCGGCAAGCGTGTTCGCCTCTACCATGTGTTCGCGCTCGATCAGTTCCGGCAAAACAAACCGCTCGTCATCGAACCCCAGGTCAGACGGTTTGCGGATCGCTCTTGCCCACGAACACACCCATCGCCAAAACGGAAGTTCAGCGTGACCCTTTAGCCGCCACTTGATGACCTCGCCACGCATACGGCCTGTTGCACTGTTGTTCAGGTCGTTTTTGAAAAAACGGCTGAGCATGTCCATGTGACCAAGGTAGCCTAGCGCCTCGGATGACGTACCGAGTTCGGTAAAGTCGTTCGGCGCAGCGGTAGCGGTGGCCAGCAGGCGATAGGGCAGCTTGCGCGAGAACGTTGTGATTGCCAGCCGGGTAGCACCGTCGAAACTTTTGAGAATGCTCGATTCGTCGCAGGCAATTCCGACAAACTGGCCAGAGTCGAAAAGGTGCAGCTTCTCGTAGTTCGCAATCGTGATTCCACGGTGCGCCGTACCATCGCGCGACACCTTGGCATCGATCCCAAAACGCTCCGCCTCGGCTTGAATCTGATGCGTCACAGCCAGCGGCGTCAACAGCAAAACGTTTCCGTTCGTCTTGCGCACTACGTTATCCGACCACACCAATTCCATCGCAGTCTTGCCTAATCCGCAATCGGCAAAGATTGCCGCGCGGCCCTTCAGCAAAGCCCACTCGACTAGCGCCGACTGGAAATCAAACAAAAAGTCAGGCATGACGATTGGCCGGAATCCATGATTCCCGCCAATCTGCGCTTTGGCGTCCAAAAACTCAGCGTAGTTCACACAATCCTCCAAATCCGCTCAGATCGTCCAGAGCGCGTTGTCCTGCTCTCGTCCGTAGGCTCAGCTAGTCTGGCGTCCTCCAGTTCAGGCAGGCGTTTACGCACGGCATACGCATCCATGCCGATCAGGTCGCCAATCTCCTCGGCACCGGCGCGGCGTATTGCACGCAGGCAATTCAACACCTGGGCGCAGTGAAGCGTCGCGGCCTTTTCCATTGACCGGGCGGCGTCGTGGCTGGTCTGCGGGTCTAGCTTTCGTGCGGCAGGTTTCATAGTTGTGCCTTTTTTGTGGCCGAGTAAATCGGCCAGGGTTTACGGTTGCGCCCGAGAAAAGGCGTGCCACCAATCACATGCACTAACCCGGCTTTTTTTAGCTCGCCCATCAGGTTAGTAAGCGTGCTTTTTGTGATCCCGCTCAGCTGGCATAACTGCGGCATCGTCAGCCCCTCTTTTTTGTTTCGGGCCTCGATCAGCAATCCTAGTGCGGTTGCATGGTGCGGCTTTTCGTGGAGTTGCTTTTTTGCAACGGTCGTTTCCGGTGCCGCATCCTCGAACGTGATCCGCACAGACGAGGGAATGTCCCGCATCTTCAATCCCGGCTCAATGTTGCGTATTTCCTTCGGCGGTGGCCATGTCATTTTGTTTCCTCGTGTGTTCGGGAGGCCAAATGTTTGCACGGTCAACCGCACGGCGCAAGAAAAAAATTGACCGTTGCGAATTTGCAACGTGTCGAATATTCACATTGACGCTGCGTTATGCGTGGCACATGATGCGTTCATCGCAACGCACTACGGAGAAACGAATGAATCGTATGCCCTGCTCTGCCACTGCCGCCGAAATCGCCTATGACGGTGGCGGCGATGACCCCCGCACTGAGGCCGAGATTGCGGCCGAAGCCAGCGAATACATTACGGCCGTGGCTTTCAATGCTCGGCTTGAACACAACCAGGTCGCGCTCGACGTTTTGACCGAAATCGTGAACGAGTCGTTCGGCCTGCGTATCAAGGACATCGTGGCCGAAACCGCTGCACAGATCCACTACGGCCGCGCTGATACCGACGAAGCTGCGCGCCGCATTGCGGCAATTGCAGTTGAGATGGTCGAAGACGCGGCCCGCGATATGGCCGTCAACGGGTTTTGAGGAGGCGGCATGAAGCACACACCGGGGCCGTGGACGCAATGGGCCGACACCAACATCATCATTGGTTTGCACAGCGGATCGAAGCGCATCGAAAACTTGCGAATCTGCGAAGTGGCAACACACAGTTGGCAAGATCAAGGTCGTTACAACGCCCGCCTGATCGCCGCCGCGCCCGAGACTGCTGCGGAGCGCGACAGGCTGCGCGAGGTCAACGCTGAACTGCTGAAGGCTCTTCGCACGATTAGCAGCCTTTGCGATCACGAACCGGCCGACATTAAGGCTCGCGGGCTGTCGCGCTGCTGTCGTATTAACGAGTTCGCTCGCGTCGCCATCGCCAAAGCGGAGGGCGCATGAGTCCGGCATTTATCGCGTTGAGTGCTGCGGCCTCGGCTTACATCGAGGCTCGCAACGTTCAAGATGCGGCGGAACACTTGCACCGCATTCGGATGCTAGCCCGCGCCCCTGATTCCGTCATCCGAGAGGCGGCGGCAGAGTGGTCGCGCGCCTCGGTCGAAGCATCGGCCAACTATCACGAGTTGGCCCGCTGCGCCGAGGTCGCCTCTGCGGCTGTCAAAGCGGCGAACGTCCCGCACCCCGCTCCAATGCGTTTGCCGCTGGCCGTGGAAATGGCGCACCACTGCCGTAGCGAAGAATTGCGCCGTCAATTTGAAAGGGACTGCGAATGAAACTCCGCTATCTGCGGCGGCGTGAGGTCATTGAGTTGATCGGCCTGACCGCGTTTTTCGTGATCGGCTGTGCCGTTCTTGGCTGGATGGTCATTGTGGATTTGATGCAATGAAAACGCTTCGATCTACCGCCCCCGCAACGTCGATCCTCTCGCCTGAGTTCCGCTACGTCCCTGCGGCACAAACGGATATCCGCGAGACTTTCCGACTTGCCGAGCAACGCAAGACCGATGCCGCGTTTACCGAGCTTGCGGCGGCAGAGCTTGCACTCCGTAATCTCGTCGTCCGTGGGCGCACTTGACATGATCTTCGGCGTTGCTTTCCTCGGCATCTCACTGCCGATTGCGCTGGCATTTGTTGGCCTGTCCCGAGTCATCAGGAGGGCGTTATGACGCATCGAATAGTCTGGGCGCTAGTCGGTGCCGCTGTCGTTGCGCCTGCCGTATGGATATGGGCCTCGCTCGTTTGCGCCAGTGAAAAACGCGCAGCCCACAACGCCGAAACGCGAGCGCACATTGAAGCGTGTGCAAAAAACAACGGAATCGCAGTCATGGTGCTGAATTCCGGCACGGTTTCTTGCATTTCTGGGTCGGGTCGCAAACAATGATTGAAGTGCTGA